ACCACACGATCTCCATACATCTTATCCATCAACTCTGGAAGAAATCCTCTTACATCTTTTCTATACTGTGCTCCATTAGCACATGTTGCATATTCTGAATTAAAGTCTGTTACCTCTTCGTTTAAGATCCTCTCAACGCTCGCACTGGGATGTCGAGTCTCCCAGAGGGTCTCTGGCGAGATATTGTACTGCATAATAAGATGAGGATACAGGCTATTAAGGTCAAAAGAGACCACCCAATCATACTTTCCTGGTTTCGGTTCCTTGACATAAGCCCCTGCGTATTTCTCGTTTTTAGATGAACGATTTTTAGGAGGAATAACAATATTCCTTTTCTTTAAGTAGTTATAGATTATTGTATCCCACATCCGCACCTGATAGAAGACATCATTATAATTAACTTTAGCATCATATGCCATAGTCAATGCTAACTCAATCAACTTCATCTTGTCTTCCAAACGGTCAACAAGTTCAACGTCGATTATATTATACTCAATAAACTTTTGCCAACCCTTTGTGTAGAAATCCTTAAACGTATCAAACTCACTGTGATCTAATTTCTTCTGACCAAGTTCAACACTAGCAATATAATCCAATCGATATGACTCTTGTGCTTTATAAGTAAACTTCTTATAAAGATCCATATAATCAAGTTGAGTTACACCACCCACATCAAATGTTGTATGACTTCTTCCCATAATATGAACTTCACCCTCACTACATAAACCCCAAGGTGACATCCTCTTCATCAACTTCTCACCAAGAACCCTCCTAAGACGTTTGCATATGTAAGGTATATCATATAATTGTATGTTCCATCCAGTAATCACATCTGGAACATCAACCATCCAATAATTAATAAACGAACTTAAAAGTGCATGTTCTGTAGGGCAATGATGATATATTACATCTTT